CCGTGCCGGATGTGCCGATCGGGCTGGCACTGGTGGGAGGCGTAAAGTCCCCGGACCACCGGGCGATGCCCTTTGACACGCGCACATCATCGAGCCAGCCGTTCACATACGTTGTAGACGAGCCGTCGTAGGCTCGGCCCACATCGAAGGTGCCGCCGTTGTCGGCCCAGCTGCTGGCATCGTTGACGCTGTCTTCCAGAACCCCGTTGATGAACAGGCCCCAGTCGTCCGCATCATCATAGCCGCGCATCAGGGCGATGTGGTACCAGGTGTCCACGGCAAGCGCGGTGCGTGAGGTGAGCAGCACCTTCTGGCTGGAGTCGTACAGCTCGAAATTGACGTTGTTGGAGGCATCCACCCAGCAGGCCACCCGCGGATCGTTGCCGCCGCTGTTGTGACCCCACAGGCCCTGGCTGGATCCCACGGCCGCAAGGCGCACCCAAAAGTCCACCGTGGCAGCGCCGGTGGACATGAAAAAATCAGCATGATCCGGGCAGCTCACATAATCCCCGATGCCGTCCAGGTACAGGGACGCCAGGCCGAACTTCTTTTGGCTGGTGTCCAGCGCGGCATCCGCGTTGGCCGTCATAGTATGGACGGTCTCGCCGTGATCGGTGATGGTGGTCTGCCCGTCGGTGCCGTCAAACGGCAGGTACAGCTTGGTGTAGCTGTCCTGGTCCAGCACAAAGCCCTGGTCGGCAAACACCCGCATATACTGATCTCCCAGCTCCAGGACATAGGCCTGGTCCACAGAGTGGATAAACGGGATCAGGCGCGTGGGATCCGCGCTGGCCTTTACTGCGGATATGTACTTGGTACCCGGCCGCTTTGTCGCACCGCCCTGGGGCCAAACCTCCATGTTCTCCAGAGCGCTGCAGCCTTTGAAGTAGCGCTCCAGGTCCACGCGCCCGTCCAGCAGCGGGGTCAGCTCACCTTCGGTAAATGCCGTATATATCGGGTTTACTCTCGCCATTACAGCCTCGCATCCAGCCAGTCGCCGTCCGGTACCTTAAAGAACTTGCCCTCGCGGGCGTCGGCGGTCTTGGCCTGCTTCAAGGACTTCTTCATCTTCTTTTCCAGCCGATCCGTTGTCTTGCCGGATCCTTTCAGCTCCAGGCACAGATCATGGGCCAGGCGGTCTATCAGGTGCCGGCGGAATTTGGCCGGCAGCAGCGAGTAGTCGGTGACGTTTGTCACATACCAGATCTGCGGCTCGGTGGTGTCGGTGCAAAGCAGCGCGCCGATGATGTTAAAGTCGTATTCGTTGTACTCCTCGATCACGCGCAGGCATCCGCTGGGCAGGGAAAACTGGTAGGCGTACTTGAAGATCGGCGCCTCCATTGCCTTGCCCCCGGAGCTGTAGGCGGTGTAGGCGGATCCATCGATGTCCACATCCTGATGATCGGTCAGCTCGAATGTGTTGGCGGCCCCGCCGGCCACCTTGAACTTGACGCCGTTTACCTCGGTCATGCCCACCACATCTTCTATCAGCACCGTATCGCCGTCGGAAAAGCCGTGGGAGGTGGCGGTGACCACCGGCGGCTCTGCGGCAGTGATGCCGGTGATGGTCTTTCGCGTCCGGGAAAGCTCGGCCTGGGTGGTGGCAAAGTTCCAGTTGTACTCAGACAGGATGTCTTCCACCACATCGGTAAAGATCTGGTTTGCCGCCTTTGCCTGGTCGGTGTCATCGTTCATGGCGGTGATGGGCGAGTAGGCCCCCACCAGCACCAGGGCGTGATTGACGATGGTGATATCAGTTGTTGCCATTGATCCACTCCTTGTCCGGCTGTCCAAGCCACTCGGCCGTGCGGCCGCTCATGGACCGTACGCGCCCCTGCAGCCGGTGGCGCATCATACTGTGCCACTCGTGTGACTGGGTGTCCGAATCGAAATAGGGCAGAGTGCCCCATCGAGGGTAGAAGAAGTGCGCGGCGCCATCCAGCGGTACGCCGGCCAGCACTACCCGGTCGTAGCCTATCGCCAGAGCCACCTGGCCGGCCACCATGGCGCTGGTGCCACCGACCCCCTGGGTGAAGCGCCAGCGGATGTCCGCAGGGGTGTACCAGGGCGGCCGTGAGGCCACCCGCTGGGGCTTCAGCGTGTGCGTGGTGGTGTGGGAACAGTTGCAGCCGTTGGGCCGACGCAGGCACAATACGGGAAACAGCTGCTCTTCGTGGATGCTCACCAGATGCTCGACGCGCGCCTTGAAAAACGCGCCGATGTCGTTGACGGCAAACACCGGTGCCGGCGGCTCCTGGGACGGGGACCGGAAGTCGAACTCCATGTCGAAAAATCGATAGAACTCGCGGATGTCGTCCCACACGCAGCTCCCGCCGGCGATGATTAGGCAACAGCCCCCCTGAACGCGGCCGGCCATCGAGGGAGGGCTTTCGCCCTCGCCTCGTATGCCGTTGACCTCCCAAAAGTGCATGGGCGGTCAGCTGTTGTTCTGGATCATGATCTGCCCACGGATGTCTCCGGTGGACTCGTCGGCCGTGGTGATGCCCAGCCAACAAGTCTTGCCGACAACGTAGGGGACCTTGGACAGACAGGCCACCGCGTCGTTGAGCTGGATGATTTCGGCCGTGGCGATCGCCGTGGCCTCCAGGTACCGATCGGCATCGGCAGCCGTCGTGTCGTCATCATCCCCGAGCGCCAGGGTGACGCCGGATCCCAGGTTGTCCTCGGACCCGATCCAGCTGCCTCCCAGCAGCACCTGGTCGCCCTTGTAGAGGCGGCAGACCCGGATGACCGAGGCATCCGCCAGGGCCGTGGCCGTGTAGGCGAAATTCACGGACCGCACCTTGCCCCGCACCTGGCCGGACTCGATCAGCGTGTCCGGGGTGGGGGCGTTTTCGATGGTAGCAACATCAGAGTAAACAGTTCCCATTGTTCAACCTCCTAAGTACTGGTGTCAGGTGTCAGGTGTCAGGTGTCAGGGCCGCTTATCAGGTTCCTTCCCACACACCGATCTCGACGCACTTGGCCTCTTCCATCCGGGTGGCGCCGATTTCCATGCCCACATAGACCTGGGTGGCCATGTTCTTGTCGCGGCGGACCCCGACGTCGGTGACGATGTCCGCGCCGACGGCCAGCAGCACTCCGTCCTGCGCCCAGGCGAGACAGGTGCGGTCGTCGGAAGAGAGGGCGAACAGCTGGCTGCGGATGAACTTGAAGCCCAGGAACGTGTCGATATCCCCCTGGACCAAAGCCTTTACCGAGTTGTAGTCCGTGGACTTGACCTCGGTGACGTTGAGAAGATCGATCAGGGCTTGGGCGGACACGCCGCAAAAGCGCGGGATCTCCTCATCGACGTCGGCTGCATCGAGCAGCTCCTTGGCACTGAGCAGCTTGGCCAGCGTAAGGCCGGTGGACCCGTGGGCGATCTGGTTGGCCGAGGTGAAGCTGGTGGACGTTCCCCCCTCGACGCCGGTGTAGGCGGTGCCGGAAAAGGCGGCGATGATCGCCTCGTCCATGGCCCTGCCCATCGCGTAACCGGCGTTGATCGCATACTTGCTGGTGGGGTCGGTGAGCAGCGTGGGCTTGTCGAAGTTGTCGATCAGATCCGCCCAGTCGTACGGCACGAGGGTGACCCGGCGCCGTGCATGGGGCGTGTCGAGCTGCGGGGTGTCCGCGTGGCGCGTGGTGCGCTTGACGGCGGAGGTGCTGGAGATCTGGTCGTAGAACCCGTGCAGGCCGACCTGGTTTTCAAACCGGACGGCCCCGCGAAGACGGGATCCCTTCTGCTGGCTGAGAATCTGGACGTTGTCATGGTAAGCCTTCACCATGGCAGTGGTGATTTGTACACTCATTGGGTTACCTCCGTTTGAATTGAGAAGTGAGAATTGAAAACCGAAAATTCTCGCCTTGGAGGTTACCCACTTGAGTTGTGGACCCCGGACAGGCTTAGGTGCTACAGCCCGGACCCTTTCGGGTTGCCCGGTAGAATCTGTGTGCGGCGCGCTCGGGGGTCACGGTCGGCGTGATTGTCCCCGGCGCCGGCTATATGATGATCGATGCCGCGCCGTCGCCGTAGGGCTTATCGCCGTAGGCGAGCTTGTAGAGCGCGTCCATCTCCTTTAGTGCCTCGAGGCGGCCCGGATTGGCCTTGTCCGGGTGGTTGAACGGGTGATCCTTGTCTCCCCGGATCATTGCGATGTTGCTCTGCGCCTCCTGCGGGGTGAGTTTCAGCGAGGGCTTGGGCTGGCCGTCGGCAAGTGTGTCTTCGCTGAGCTTGGCTCCCAAGTCGGCGAACAGCTTCACGATCGGTACCTCCTGGTGCAGGCCGCGTGATTGCATGAACTCGGCAAAGTCCCGGCCGCCCAGCCGTGCGACGCGGTTGGCCAGCTTCAGCCGCTCTTCGTACGCCTCGCCCCACTCCCGGCGCAGGCCCTGGAACGCCTCTGCGACCGCCTGCCGGCGCTGGGTGGCGGTCTGCGTAAAGGCGTCGGCCGCGCTCTTGACGCGACGCTCCCAAAACGCCTGGGCGTGATCCGCGCTGATCCCCTGCTCGTGCGCCCATTTTCTGAACGCCTGCTCTTCTTCAGCATCGTACGAGAAGCCCTCGGGCATATCGTCGATCGGTCCCAGCTCGTAGCCGGCCGGATCCTCGGGGCGGCCCAGCTGGGTGTAGTACTCGGCGATCTGCTCGGGGGTGGCGTCCTTTCCCGGCTTTACGATCGGGTTGCCGCCCAGCTTCTTTTCCAGGTTGATGTAGCTCTTGACGACCTCGGAAAACTCCTTGCCGTTGAACCGCTCCATGGCCGGCAGTGCCGCCACGTCGTCGGGCAGATGCCGGCGCCAGTCGGCCAGGAGGTTTGGCTCTCCTCCTCCGCCATCTCCATCGCCGCCGTCCCCATCGCTTGAGTTACCCGAGCTGCCGCCCGGACCCAGTAGATTGTCGTTCATAGTCAGTAGTCCTTTGTCAGTTGTCAGTGGTTAGCAATGCACTTTCGCTCTGGCCTGGGTGTAGCTCACCTCGCTTCCAGTGCCGCGATCCTCGCCTCCAGTTCCTCAATCTCAGACGGTGCGGGATGAGTAGATACCCATTCCTTTTTGGCAATGACCGTCTTGACCACCGTTTCCTTCTCATCCACGATCACCGTCTTGGTATTCTCAGCCCCGTTTGCTATCCACGTCCGCATAGCTTCAAGGCTCCTGTCCTCTGGCTCTGCCCCTCGGTATTGCTTCCGTAGAATCAGGGCAAGATATCGCTCCTTGTTGGCTTCCAAGTAATCGTTGATGTTGACACTCTTGGGAATGTCAGCATGGAAGCCATATTGATTCTCCCCGTCTGTGATAGTGAAGAACACAGTGATGTCGTTGTCGTTGCTCCGTGTGCTGTCAGGTGTGATGCTCAACCCGAAAGCAGGAAAGGCCATTGCCAGTATTGCTATGATGATTGATGTTTTCATATTGTCTCCTTATCGGGTTTGGATGGCCAGTGGGCTTACAAATAGTGCAGATAACGTGCTTCCACCAGATGCGTCACTCGCAAAATAGATGTCACCATTAGAATCGGCACCTACCCACCCGTTGTTTCTCACTGCTATGTTGTTGACCTGTAACCACAACGCAATAGCGGTCCTGTCACCGACAGCGGTCGATATAGATGCTCCAACACCAGAGGCAACCGCACTATCCTTGCCGTGTATAGTGGCATATATCGCAGCCACTCCCTTTCCAATCCTGCCGTTGGTCTGAGCTTCGGTGTTTATTGTGGCATCGTCGGCCGTGCTAATAGTTGCGTTCGAGTAGTCTGTGAAATCCCAATCAGGATTCTCAAACCAAATAATCTCCCCCGCCCTCGGCGCATAGTTCCCTGAGCCGATTGAACTGCCGAATACTAACATGGGTTGGGAGATGTAGGCTACGTCGGACGTATCGCCATCAAAACGAACATATAGCCTGAACAATGTGGCCGCAGACGCCGGTGTGCCGGTGACCTCCATCCACGTCCAAGTGTTGGCCGTTGCAAGCGTGCTTGTGCTCCACGTTGTTGACCCATCGTATATCCGCAAACTCACGTTGTCTGTTGCATCAACAGAATATACCCAAGCACCAAACGTTACTGTTCTGCCAGCAAATCGGCTTATCCATTCTGTCGTCGTGTCTAATGCTCTCGCTGGCCAAGTAATATCTTCGGGCGTATCAGCACCCTTCACGGCCTTCAGGCTGTAAAAAGACCCATCCTTCGTATATGTGGCATCATTATGCTGGCGATATATGTCTAACGTATTATCGTCTTTGTACCACCCATCCATCGCCAGCGCATTAGAACCAGTGTTGCCGGGGGTGATTTCGTAGAGGGTAAAATCCTTCATCTCGATATTGTTACCCCCAGCATCAGAAATCCCCTTAAACCCGATATCCGATGTGGCTAAGGTCGTGGCACACTCAAAGACCCAAGTTTCAGTTGACCCACCGGCCCCGGTAGTTATTGTGGGTGATGTCTGCTCAGCGCCATCGTTCATAAATATCTGCACTTCCTGCCCGGCTGCCGTGCCATCCTTTAGCCAGATGGATACTTTATACAACTTCCCGGCAGTCAGGGACGCAGCGTTGTTCCGATAGCAAGTGTCATTGGCATCATCCCAATCCCATTCATAATGATCTGTGTCGAATGTCAGGTTGTCAACCACGGTCCAGTCTGCTGTGTCATCGTCTGCCATGTCATCTTCGACCACCGCGCTCCCCACATTATGCGGCCCATCCGAATTGCTCCACGCAAGCCATTGGGTGTTGGTGAGGAGGTTTTCTTTGAGGACACCCCCAGCCTCTATGATGCCGCCATCGACATAGACATCTTTCGCAACCCCGAGGCCGCCGTCGGTATGGATTGAGCCGGTTGTAGAGCTTGTCGATTCAGTAGTATTGTCCTGGGAGAGTACCCCCGTAAACGGTACAGATCCGTCAGCAAGAATATCCCCACCACCTGCTCCTGCTGCCCATGTGAGAACACCAGAGCCATTGGTCTGCATGTATTGGCCTGATGTGCCGTCAGCGGGCGGGAGCTTGTATGTGCTTGTCTCGGTCATCGTCGCGTGGGGCTGAAGCACGACGCCGTAGTCGGTACCGCCCTGCTCGGAGTAGACGGTGAGCTGGCCGTCGGTACCGTCGGATCCCGTCTGCAGGTTGTCAAACGTGCCGGCAGCAGGATCGTTCCCACCGATGACCGTCCCATCGATGTCGCCGCCATCGATGTCGGCGGTTCCCTGAGCGGCATCGCGCACGACGCCGGCGTCGGCCGGCGGAGCCAGCAGGAGAATCACTAGCGGGATCAGCAGTAAGTACTTGGTCGCTTTCATGGATTAGTCCTCCCGCTCGTAGATGTAGACCGTGGCGGTGCCGCTCGTGAAATCTCCGGTCTTGACACCGATGCGGTACTGGACGCCGGCCACCGAATCAAAGCTCCAGGCGCCCTCGGCAGTGAAGGTATCCCCGGTGTCCACCCAGTTGGAGCCGTCATCGGGCTTGATCTGCAGCGTGAAGGTGGCGGATATCGATCCGGTGTCCTCGATGATGACGATGCCCACCGCATGGACCCGGATGGAGTCGGTGAACTGGTTCTGTGCCGTGATGTCCTTGGTCGCGCTTTCGACGGCCAGCGTCGTGCCGGCGGCCAGGAGCAAGACCAGCGCGATGAGTAGGGTTGTCTTTTTCATTCTTTATCTCCCTTTTCGGTTGGTTCCGGTTTCAGCTCGGCTGCGAGTTGCTTCTTGATAAAGAGGATCACGCTGCGCTCTCCCTCGCTAAGCGCCATGCGGGCGGTGTCCACGCGGCCGGTCTGGTCATGGACGGCCGTGGATGAGAGAAAGTGAAACTTCTTTTCAAGGTACGCCAGGCAGCGCCGGCCGCTTTCCGAATTGAAGGTGACCTTGAAATCGATGACCTGATCGCGCTTCATCTATGCGGCCTCCCTGGGTCGGGCGGCGGCCAGGTCTTTGGCGGCGCCGGCGGCGCTCTCGGCCTGCTGCAGCTTGACGGCCTGCTCCCGGACCTTGCGGCGGGCGTCGCGGATCTTCTTCACGGCGTCCTCGGATCGCATCATGTCCGCCGGCGATCCTTCCACCTCGGCCAGTTCCCGTATGGCGACGTCGGGATCCACATTGTCCAGCACGTCCGGCAGCTTCTCGCTCCAGTCCAGGGCGGTGGCAACCACGCGGTCGATCGCCTGCACTTCGCTGAGCCGCTGCGCCCTGGCCAGCGGGGATACATAGCGCATCCGGGGCTGACCGCCGCTGTCCTTGAGCTTTTCCGGCATATCCTCCAGCTCTCCGGCCCGGCCCAGGATGCCAATGATGCGGTAGACCAGGCGCTCCAGAAACTCACTCTGGAGACGGTCGAACGTGGGTCCCAGGATCATGGCGTTTTCCAGGGTGCGGGTGCGGACCTCTTCGGCCGTCATCTCGCGCCGGTCGATCAGGGACAGCTGCGTGACCAGGTAGCCGTCGCGGATGTCGTCTGCCTGGCGCTCGATCATCTCAAGGGTGATGGGCAGATGGGCGCCCAGCAGGATCGGCTCGACGCGGTCCCGGGTGCCCGACTCGTAGTGGTTGACGCCGTTTGGCGTCAGATCCGGGTCGTCATCCATGTCGCTGGGAACATTGACCGGCGGCTCGGCCACCCGGTTGCCCGCCCGGATGAGGGTCTTTTTCATCTTGTTGAGCGTCTTGATGTCGGCCAGGTTGTTCAGCGAGGGGCTGCGGCCGTAGATCTCGCCGGCGGCCCTGGACCAGGACGGCATCATGTAGGGGAACTCAAAGTAGCCGGACTCGCGGATGACCGACTTGTGCTTCACGTCCACGTATACGCTGGCGTATCTGGCCTCTTTGGGATTGTCCGTACCCTTGATCACGTCGCGTTCCTTGCGCGGATAGACGCAGTGCAGGACCTGGAACTTCTCGGTGGGTTTTTCCTTTGCGGCCTTTATGACGTCGTCGGAGAGCCGGCCGGGGGTGACGGATTCCTCTCCCCACTTTTCCAGCATCTGGTCGGCGGTCATCTCGTAGGCCCTGAAGATGGTCTCGATCTCCCCCTGCTCGGACTCCATCGCGCAGACCTCGGCGATGTGGCGGGTGGAAAAGTACAGCTTGCGGCCGGAGCCTCGGTATTCCTCACAGTACATCGGGGAGGATCCGATGGACCCCAGGTCCAGATACAGCTCATGCACCTGGGAGTAGAAGTTGGAATTTTCCAGCTCCCGGCGGATCTTCTTGGTGAGCGCCTCCAGCCATTTCTTGATCGTGCTGTCCTTGTTCAGCTCCTCGATGTCGGTCTCCAGGATGAACCACTTGGTGGAGCGGTTGGTCAGGGTGCTGTTCAAGGCGGCCGCCAGGCGGGCGTTGGCCTTTGGGGCGGTGTCGTCATAGAGGGTGGTGGTGGCCCGGCGCGCTCCGGGCGTCTCCTCTCGCTCCACGGGTGCGCGGCCCGGCATCACATAGTCGATGATCTCCTGCCAGGTGGTCTGCCAGGTGCTGCGGTCCGATCGCAGGGACTCGTTTAGCGCGATGAGGTATGAGGCGTCCGCTTTCATGAGCCGATCTCCAGTGATGGTCTAAACAGATCCGGTGCGCCCAGGGGTTGACGGCTGGTACGCATGGCCATGTGTCCGGTGCGGCGCTTGGCCCGGCGCCGCTCCCTCAGCAGCGCACGGCCGGGGGCGGCAAAAAGATCGCCCACAGGATCGATGGCGCCGGCGCCGGCGGCAGCCTGGTCGGCTCCGGCGGCGGTGTCATCGTCTGCAGCAGGCATGGGTGGTCCGTGGCCTCCGGCCAGGTCGCCGGTGAAGCCGCGCTGCTCGTCTGTGGGATCGGTGACCCCCACCGGTATGTCGCCCAGGATGCCGGAACCGAAGTAGGTCCCGGTCGGGTCGCCGAGATGCGCGCTGTCCACGCCCCACGGATCGGTGATGTCGTTTCCGGGACCGAACACGATCCCGCCGGGATCGTCGTCTGTGGCACTTGGGGTGGTGTCGGCATCGCCCCGAGCATCGGGTGGAGAGACGGCGTCGGCCCCGTCCGTGCCGGCGCCCCGGAACATATCGAGGATGTCATCCATCTCGATCTGGCTGAGTATGCCGCCGCTGACCAGGCCCAGCAGCGCACCGGGCAGGCCCGCGATCTCCAGCCCTCCCAAACCACCCTTGAGCGCCGCAAAGAGAGACTTGGCGTCCAGGTTCAGGTCGTACAGGCCCAGGTCATGAGCGATGTTGTAGAGGCCCAGATCGTTCATCAGCTCCTTGAACCAGGAGGGCTTGTACTCGGGGGTGGTGTATATGTCGGCATCGTCGCCGGGCAGATTCACGGCCGTATCGCCGAAGGTGTCGAAGTACTCGTCAGTGGGATCGTCGGCCGTGCCGAAGAAGGTGTCGCGGCCGGGATCCACCGGCTCGGTGAAGGCATCCCGGCCGCCCGGATCCGTGAAGTCGTATTCCGTCGACCAGGGCTGATTGTACGTCTCGCCCTCGTCTTCAGTGGTGAAGGGATTGTCGAAACTGCCCAGCAGATCGTCTTCGCCGGGGTAGGGATTGTAGAGATCGGAGTTCCAAAATTCCTCCTCCGCCCGCCGCTTCATCTCCTCGATCTCTTCTTCGGTGGGCGCGTCGATGTATCCGATGTAATCGATGGCGTCTTCGGGCATCAGTACTCCTTGACGATGCGGATCTTGAGGCGGTCGGGTTGGTTCTGCCGCTCAACGATCTTCATGTCGATCGTCATGCCGTTTTTCTCGATAGCCTGTTCCACCAGCTCCTGCAGATCCTGGTTGGTCTTGCGGATCTTTTCAGCGATCGCTTTGTCTTCCATCAGATCTCTCCTGCCGGCTTCCTGTGAACCAGGATAGAGGCTATCCGCCGATCCAGCACCGTGCGGGGAACCCAGTCGCGCGGGATCTTCAGCTTCCTGGGCTGGTGCCAGGCCAGGTACTGCAGATAGGCGCCCCTGGTGACCTGCTCCGTCGTCGGCTCAAGGTGTCGGTACCTACAGGGCAAGCTCATCGTAATCCGCCTTCGCCCGGCGGCGCTGCTGCGCGGCCACCAGCAGCGGCACCGATACCGTCTCGGGGCGTTTGGGGTTGGGCGACTTCATCTTCATCTTGGGATCCTCGATCCGGGCCAGGCAATCGAGCATGTCATCGTGCAGCACGTACGGGAACGCCAGGTACTCCTCGTTGATGAACACCTGGGTGAGGTCCTCGGTGACGTTCTCGTAGTTGGTCTTGATGCAGCGGTCCGGCAGAAACACCCGGCGGCTCTCAAACAGCGGGATCAGCTTGCGGATCCGGTCGGGCTTGGGCATCGGACCGCCCAGCTCGTGGATGTGGAAGCGGTAGTTCTGCTCCTTCTGGACGTACTTGATGTGCTGGACGTCCGAGTCTTTGCCGTAGCGCTCGTAGCCCACCTTCAGCGGTCGGTACTCCCGGTGCATGGCCATCACGCGGATGGTGCGCTCGGTGAGGTTGAGCTTGTCGCGGATCATGTCGATGACATAGTAGTTGCGGTCCTCGCCGATCCCCACCACCATGATGGACGTGTAGTCGCTCTGCTCCTTCTTCTCGTTGGCCGGGTCCACAAGGATGTAGATGTTCAGGTGATTGAAGTGAGTGGCCGGCCAGGTCTGCAGCCACTTCTTCTTGAAGGTCTGGTTCTCCTCGGATACCGGATCCAGCAGCTGCTGGCAGGAAAAGACGTATATGCCCTGATCGACCCGTAGTTCCTGGAGGCGCTCGGGGGACAGGAACACGGGGTTGCCGGCGGCCTTGCCGTTGTCGGTGGCCGGGTGGACCCGCACGACGTATTCCGGGATCTTCTTCAGGTCCACGTACAGATCCGCAAAGCTGTAGTGGGTGCCGACCACGCGCTTTTTGCCGCCGTCGGTACCCAGCGAGTGACTCAGCTCGTAGGCATCCTTGGTTTTCATAATCATATCGACGTTGGTGACGCCCTCTTTGGTGACCGTGTCGTCGTAGACCCGGATGGTGAAGTGCTTGCTGGTGGGCTGCCCGTCGACCATGCCCCAGGCCTCGATGGAGGATTCCTTGGCGTTGCTCTTGCGCTTGACGACCAGGCCGTCGTCCTCACTCCACTTGGGCGCCTGGGCCTTGGGCTTGTCCCAGAAGATGTCCGGGAACCAGCGCTTGAGCGGACAATCCCCCTCAAGGGTGACCTTGATCTGGCGCAGGAAGCCCTTGGCGATCGGGCGGGTGTGGCTGAAGAAGGCGATGCGCTCTTCCGGGTTGTTGATCAGCTCCTGGAGCGGTTTTGCGTAGGTGAGGATCGTGGACTTGTAGTGTTCGCGCGCCCACAGATCCAACGTGTTGGAGGACAGCTCGTCAACATCGCGACATCGGTCCACCAGCCAGGGGTGGTTGATGTCCACGCGCTCCAGGCCGAAGTAGAGCAGAAAGAAGATGTCCTTCTTGGCCAGGTCGCGGTAGGTGTCGCGGCGCTTGAGCTTGCCGGCGGCGATGTCCGCGAAGATCTGCGGGTAGTCGTAGCGGTAGTTGGCACCTGGAATGGGGGAGAACTCAACCGGCATGGGTTCCCTCCTTCAGCTTATCCAGGTCCTTCTCGTACTTGGATAGATCCACCGGATCGAAGCGGCTCTCGCCGTCGCCGTCGGCATCGACGCCGAGGATCTTGAGCGTGTCCTTCACCAGCTCCCGCAGGCGGTCGTTGACGGCAAAGAGGGTCCTGAGATCGTAGGTGAGAAAGGGATCTTTGGAGATGTCCTTGACCGCGCCCTGGGCAACGGCCAGGATCTTGGCCTGGAACTCCAGGTACTGCTTCTTGATATCCCCGAGGATCTTGAGATCGCCGGGCAGCTCCCGGTCGACGTACTCGCCGATCACGGCGTCGGTCTGGGCGGCGCGCTGTTCCTTGACGGTCTTGAGATAGCGGCTGATGGTGGACTGGCTGACGGTGACGTCGTCGGGAAGCTCGGCGGAGACCTCCTCGGAGATCTGCGTCTGAGTGCGGCCGTTGAGAGAGAGGGTGAGGATCCTCTCTTCCAGGTGGTACTGACCGATCAGGTTGGCACTGCCCATTCCGCGCTCCCGTGTGAATCTTCATTCATCGAGAATGAATCTTCATGCAGCTACCGGGCGGTATACCACGGGATTTGGGGGTCGGAATGCTTGGTGCCAATAAAGGACAGATATGAACAATAAAGGACAAATAAGGACAGATAAGGACACGGGTGCCTCTTGACAGGGGTCTCAGCCGCCGATCCCCCCGCGCCTCATTCGCGGCCCCTTCTCCTCCTTCTTGGCTGGTGGTGGTTTACGGAACCAAGCCTCCAGATCGTCTGTGTGCGCCGTCCAGGACCCTCCACGCTTGACCACCGGCAGCCCCTCGTCCACCAGCTTGTAGAACGTGTTGTGGCTAATCCGAAGGAAGTCGCTGATCGCCCTGCGGCCTATAAGTGCTTTGCTGTTAGTCATAGGGAAACATCACCTCCGGTTCCTTGGTGGGGTCGTCGTCGCCGTGGACAAACCCCTTCTTGTAGTTGACGCCGATGCGGTGGATGCCGGCCTGGATCATACCCCTGACGACGTGGTACCGCTGCCGGCTGTTCTCGGCCTCCACGTCGACCGCAAAACCCCTGGGATGAGCGGAACCCTCGTTCCCTCCTTCGACCAGGTTGTGGGGCATACAGCGGACCGCTGACCGAAGGTGGAACGCGGTCCCGGCAATCTCCCGTGCCAGGTCCAGCTTATCGAGGAACGAGGGGCTCATCGCCTCCATCCCCAGTCCGCAGCCGCAGCGGCACCGAAACTCATCCGGTTTGAAGTGTTTCACGGGTTCTCCTTCAGCTTCCTGATACACACATCATCACCATCGACAGACCCGATCACATCCGAGTGCTTATCCTCGTGGGGGCAAGCTGCCTCCCGGCACGGCCACCAGAAGCCGCAGTCGGGTATCTCGATCGCACCAACGATGATCTTGCCGCACCCTCCGAAGCAGAGAGAGCTGACCAGGTCGTCCTGTAGCAGTGAAGAAACGCAATAGATCATAGCTATCCTCCAACCTTGTCCAGCAGCTCAAGGTCGTTGTGGCACCTGGGACAGCACCAGGTCCCGCACTCATCGATGTTGCCATCTTCCTGGATCGGGATCCAGTCGCCTGGGTGAAAGAACCAGCCGCATTTCTTACACTCCATCCTGTGCGGGCGGATCCACACGTCAAACAACCGCCTCTCGTACAACGATTCCGGTAGCGGCATGGTCACTCCTCTCCGATCGTACTCTCGACGGCGACCTGGACCGCCATGACGGCCCTGGTCGCCTGGTTCTGGCCGTTGCAGGCCTCGGCCTCGACCTCCAGTCGGTCGACCAGCTGTTGCTTGAAGACTGCCACGTCATCGCCGGATCCGGCCGGCTTCGGCATCTCATCCAACCGGGCCTCCAGCTCCTCGATCCTCATCTTGGCCCAGGTCGCTTGCTCTTCCAGCTGGCTAACCTTCTCCCTCAATTCCTTCTCTGCCATTGTCATCCTCCGCCATTGACCGCATTGTCGATCAGTTCATTGTACTCATCCCACGTGCTGAACGACGTGGGACGGCCGTCGTCTGTCGTTGCGTTGCCGTGATAGGCAGCCACAAAAGCATCCAAGCCGTGCTTGCCGTAGTGAGTCGGGTTGCCCTCGGCATGGGTGATGAATCCCATCGGATCGTCGGTCTCCAGCAGCATCTCACCCCTCGGTCCGCACGTCATCGCCGGATCCGGCCGGCTTCGGCATCTCATCCAACCGGGCCTCCAGGTCGTAGAACATCTCCTTGCTAATCCCGAGATAATCGAGTATCCTCTTTCTCCCGATCAAGACCTTTGATTCCGTCATTGCTAATCCCTCCTAATCGCCTGAGACCGCCTGTCAACATCACCGGAAATAGGCCGAAAAGTTGACATATAAGTCGTTATCAGACGTAACGCCATCATCGACCTACCGGAAACGCCAGAATCCGGGAGATATCGGCAGATCGTGAGCTCGTGAAATCTTCATTCTCGGTGAATTGAACCATCCGCCTATTATCCCCTATTTCACCGTAATCGCCTGACACCTGCCATATTCCGGATTTCATCCTCAGATCAGATCCCAGAACGACGAAAACACGCGATATCGCTTGATAATCAGAGATCAGCCCACAATCAGGCCCGTATCGCATCCGGAACGGCCGCCAGACGATCCGCGACCCGGGCTTGTGCTTTGATCCCTTCCAGTGTCAGACTTGTGTTCAGTACCATCCTCGATCACCTCCTCTCGCCAGATTGCCGTTGATCGCCGCGATCGCGGTCAATGTGGCCTCTCAGAATCGTGTAATTGAGGCCTTGAAACGCGTAATTGAACGCCTCGATAACGCCTTCGATCATTGATAATCTCTGCCAATTCTCACACTTGTAATTATTTCACTAACTTAAGGTACTCAAAAAGTTTACATAAAGAAGTATTATCAGACGTAAACGCCATTTTCGGCCAAATCCGTGTAATTCCAATGACACGTCAAAATCCGCCGCGCTCCCCCTCCTTTTCTCCCGAGAAATACTGCCCAGGAGTGGACGTCTCGTGCATAATGTCCGTGCTTCTGAGCGTCGCCGGCCTGGATCTATGCTCTGCTACCCACCGCTATGCTGCTGCGACCAATTCTGATGCTGGCCGACCAATTGGTGACCAGTTTCTGGCGCTGAATTGGTCGCCCACATCACCAACGATCCCAGCTGCTTAGATGCCGTGCGACCAACAAGACCAACTTTTTCGCACTTCCCTATATGTGTGCTGCGATCGAGTGCCATCTCTCTCTCTTATTACTTCTCTACGTTATCTTTTTCGTAAAAAGTGGTCTAATTGGTCGCATGGCCAGAACATACTGATATTACTACGAATCCAGCGACCAACTATGGTTGAGAAATTGGTCGCAAATTGGTCACATTCTCTGAAAAGTGGTCGCCGACAGGTCTGGGCATAAACCATTTGAGAGTGGGGGAGAGCGGGGGCGGCGCTGGCGCCGGCAACAACAAAGCCTCCCCTCGTTTCTTTCTTCATAAGCTAATTCCTCAGATCTGGTGGTTTGCGGTGCGAATCGTCCGCAGATGATGTGCCGGCGACAGGCTCTTGCGAAGCGCGAGAGGACGCATAGAAGGTCCAGGGCTGCGCCCTGGGCCATTTATATGGTGTAACCCTCGCTGTCTGTATTCGTTTGTCAAATGGTTGCTATGTGGCCTCATTTCGGCGCCAGGCCCTCCTCTCCGACCACGGGCGCCTTCAGGCCGATGCCCTGGAACACGCGCTGCCGATCGGGTCCCAGTCGACGCGATGCCATCGAGGGGCAGTTCAGCTTCACCTGGGAGTAGAAGTTGTTGCGCGCCAGGGGTCTGTTGTTGCCCTCATCGCACCACTTCGTATAGTCGCGGTACAGCGCCGGCGGCTTGACCTGGCAGTCCTCGTCGACCACGCAGCACTCCTCCAGGTACAGCAGCAGCGGGTTCATGGCCTTGAGCAGGTCCTCGGTGTCCCTCAGTACCGAGTCCGGGGTGGCCAGGGAGCCGAGGCTCAGCACCGTCTTCAGGCCATCGAGCATCCACATGAAGATGCCGTCGCGCTCCTCGCGCAGCTTGCTGGTCAGCATCGGATCGAAGCCCTTCATTCCCGGCTCAAAGCGCTTCTCAAACTTGATCACGATCGGGCGGCGTTGGAATCCGTGGCTCTTGTCGGCGATCTTCGGCACCTCGTTCATCGAGAAGATGTGCTTGGCCACCGGGTAGAACTTGTACGGATCCCCGTGCTTGCGATCGGCGGTGAGCAGTCCGCCGGCCACGGCGTCCTTGAAGTTGCTTGTCTCGATCACCTGGGTGGTGGCGATCTCGGTGGCCACGTTCACCAGCTTGTCCTTCAGCTCCCCGATCAGGAACCGCTGGCCCATGAGCTGCAGGGGCAGGGAGCAGACGTTGTCCTCGCCCAGGATCGCTATCAGCGTGTCACAGGCCACCGATTTGCCGTTGGCACCGGATCCCACGAGAAACAGGCACTGCTGGAACCGGCAGTCCTGCAGCAGCGTGTAGCCGAAGTAGGCCTGCATGGCCCCTACCTTGTCGAGGTTGTCCTCAAACACATCGTGCAGGAACTGCACCCATCGGGGGCATTTGGCCTCTTCATCGTAGTATATCGGCAGCTGGATCCGGCTCAGAAACTTAGGGTCATGCGGGAACATCTCGCCGGTCTCGATCTCCAGCATTCCGTTCTGCAGGTTCAGATGCTGAGTGGTCGGTTTCAAGTCCTGGGGCTTTTGCATCCGACGCTTGGCCAGGAGCTTGGTGGTCGAGTCGATCTGCTGATTGGTAGAGTACTTTCCCATCGCTTTGTCCGCGTCCTTTCCGATGAGATCCGGGTGGACGGTACTCCATACGCCACTGTCCATGTAGCGGTAGAAGTCGCCACCGTCCCATACGATTGGGGATAAAAGTTTATCCAGGTACCGTGCCAGGTACTTGCTTCTGAAGTTCTTGCCGTTCTCACCATCGAAGAACCACTCCGGGTCAACATCATGGGGTGGGGGGACGTCGGGGGTGGTCTCCTCCAGCTCGGTATCCAGAGGGGATGAATCTCGATTCTTCTTGGATCGATAATTCGGATCGTACCCCTCGCAGAACTGCACGATCTTGTCGTCGCCGGAGATCTTCTGGCGGGCATCTCTCCAGGTGAAGGAGCGGCACGAGTTGTGGAAGCACTGGTAGAGCAGCGTCCCGTTGTGCAGCTGGATGATCGAGGCTTCTTGCTTGTGATTTGGATCGAACAGGCAGGAATCGAGGCAGTACAGAGTGCCTTTATCGTCCGTTTTGACCCGGTACGGCATTCCGTAGTGGCCCAGGTACTTTTCAACGTCGACTGGTCCGAGATCGGCCTCGCCAGATCGTCGAGGTTGAGCCTTCTCGGGTCTCCGCTTGTGATTGGTTGCGGAATCCCCGGCGGCCGCTGGCGCCTCTTTGACGGCCTCTGAGGCCAGTTTCTGCAAAAACGCCTCTGAACACGGCGACACATCCCCTTTCACGCGCAACCGGTCCTCATCAGGAACCTCGATCCACTTGTCATGGATGAATGCGCGCCTGTGGGGCCGGTGTTTGGTGCTGTCGCCCTTGCGGGCGGTCGTGCCGTACAGCTTCCAGATCCTGGCCGGGTTGAAAACCTTGCGGTCGATGTCCACCTGGTCGTTGGTCCACCGGTCGGCGATCGCGTTGACGCACCGCTTGACCAGGACCTCGGTTTCTTCCGTGTTGGGCAGGTCCGGCATCCGGTAGAGCATATGGCTGCCGTTCCCGGAGATCGCGGGGATCCCGCCGGCCGCTCCCATCTCGTGCAGGCCGTGCGAGATCTGATTTCTCAGCTCCCAGGAGGCCCGAAACTCCTCCTGGGTCGACGATATGTCGCTGTCCGGGCGGATGGGGTCCAGGTCGACCGGCAGCCATCGGATGCACTTGATGTCCTTGTCGGCACTGGTCTTGCTCTTCTTGCCCGACGCCTTCAACCGATTCGCTGACCTGGCCAGTAGGTCCTCGATGACCGGGTTGAGGGTGAAGTACACCGCCCTGGGCTTTTGCGCCTCCAGGGCCTCGGCTGCTCGGCCAAACACTTCGGCATTGTCAAAGTAGCCGTATACGATCCCCTCACCCGATGCGAATCCTTCCCAGGCCGGGTTGAGCCTCGAAAGACCAAATGCTCGGATCTCTACCACTTCGCCAGGATCGAAGAACAGGTTGTACACATCCGCGCAGCGCATGGGCGTCCTTAGCTCTGGTAGTTGATGTCCGGCTCTTCCACGCCGTCGGGGTATGGGGTGTTGACTCGGTGAAGAAACTTCAGGATGGCCACGCTCATGAACCAGGCGTCGACGTAGATATCGCAGTCACCGCACCCGTACCAGTAGAGGGTACGGCCTCTGTGGTTCAGCATGCCGTGGGCGGCCTCCCGGCCGCAGCGGCATTTCACTGGAGAAACCCCCCGTCAGGCCAGCTGGGCTTGGCCATTACGTCATCCACGTCTCCGGGCTGATCCTTGACCTTGGCCAGGTAGGCATCGGCCACCCGACGGCACTCGTCATACTCGGGCCGGGGATGGACCGTGGCGTCGATCGACAGCTCTTTGCTCTGCCACTTCATCTCGAAAAAGAAGATGCCGTTGCGGTGGAATCCCACGATCCCGCTGAACGGCATATAGGTCGCGCTGTAGAGATCCTTCGTAATGTCCATTCAATCTTTCCTCTGGATAGCACTTAGTATGGATATATTCGGCTATCTGTTTGGCGTACTCGTATTCTGACATCAAGCCCTCCCAACGTAAGCGTCTGTGGCGTTTCCGAAGGACACGACCACAGAACGCATTGGTTCTGCTAATCTATGTCCCTTGGCAGGATGATGATGTCAAGATGGAGCGGAAAGCATGGTATCAGACATACCCACACGTGCAGATGATCTGTACCATGCTTAGATGGACTTGGCTCTCTGCGATGGAAAACTCCCACCCACTTATCCTGCCTTTTCTTCTCAAAGCGCCATGATATTCCTGCTTTATTGTGGTGCCACTTCATAATGTTTCCTATTGGCAGAACGTGAAGATCACTTGCGCTCTTTAGTCAAGTGTATCTTTTGGTTATCGGTTTTTTGGATTTACATTTAGAACAGATGTTCCATCGAACTTCCTTGTCTTTAGATGGGCACCTGCACTGAGACATTATTTCCTTACAACCTTTACAATATTCAATAAAATGACTCATGTTTTACCTCCTTGATAACATTTAGATCAGCGGCTCTGGGCAAGTACAGTCATCCCATGACCTATCGCACATTCTGCACGATAGACCATAGTGGTTGCCGCCCTTGGTCGCTGAATCGGCTTGTTGGGAGGCGAGCATCCTTTCTGCCCATGCTACGTCCTCCTCGTCTGGTGACTTTTCGAATACAACGGCCCAGATGGCCCATATTGCGTCTTCAAAAGATAACCTTCCCGATATGCTTTCAGTTACGGCTTCTTTGATCAGGCCTTGCTTGACCGATAGCGTCATTCTGTCCCCCTTTGAGATAGTCTGCGTTCAAGCGCCGCCCGACCCAGAACGTAGATGGAACCGAAGCCCTGAGCGAGAAACGTACCTCTGAAGAACCCCCATGTGTTGAGGGCCTCCAGTGCGCTCACGACTTCCTTGAGTTGTTCCAATGGTATCTTGGCGAGCTCACGGTCCCATCGTGAAAGAGGCACAGTCTCCATGCGACCCTCCTCGTTCGTTTCACCTACTATCTGCCCAACGTGTGCATGAGTAGTTCATCTACTCAAGGTACTTGTTCTGCCTTGAGTCGTACATAGTGGCGATCATCTGCGAGAGGACTGCCCATACTCACAGTGGGGTAGCTTAACCACTGCAAGCAGCTTGCCTTACACAACTCCCATCCCGGTATGTTTTTGTCCACATCGGTCATTACATCTGCGACATTCTTCCCATTCAGGCCACACACAGTTTCAAGCACTTGGTAAAAGTAAACACCCTCTTTCTTGCAGCGATTGACGGCACGTTCAAGCTGCTTCCACGCCCTGGACTGTGCGGGTGTTAATTCAATGGCCTCTTGATAGTCGTCTTTATTCATTTCACACCCCTATGGGCAGAACGTGTGCATGAGCCACAGCGCAGTGCCGTTGGTTCTATGCACTGGTTGGCGGGTTCTTCGCTATGTTGCGGAGATCCCTTGCCAATAGTGGGTAATCTGCCTCGCACGAATCTGCGTAGGCGCGAATGGCCGCCGTGGAATGTGGATCACAGTCCAAGTCCAAGACGAAAAAGCAGCATAGTGCATGCTTCTCTCCGTGCGCCGTGCGGCCATCTTTTCTGCGCACCTCATATTTCTCGTAAAGGCCTTCCCTGTGTTGATCCATTGTTGCCTCCTAAGTGTTGCCAACGTGGAACTAACCAGCGTCAGGCTGGTTTAGTGATTGATTGGCGATTTCGGCAACACTCATGCCGCATATCTTGCATACGACGACCTGCCCCTCGGACAAGTGATCCTCTATGTGTCGAATAAACAACGCCTCATCTCTTCGGCACTCAGAAACAGGGCGATAGTTTTCACGGAAGAATCTTTCAGAGACGTACCATAACGCATTGTCGTCAGCGCCCCTGGCAATCATCCCTCCCGGGCTTGGTATGTCCAATGAACTCACCGATACGCCTGTCAAATCCTCGCCCAGAACATAGGGGCGCATTTCTTGCTCGGTAACCTTCCTATAACTTTCCCACATAACTATCTCCTTATATCGCCAACGAGTAGCTGAGTGGCAAGGCAGCGCCGTCCACTCATGCGGACAGTTAGGAATCCCCGGCCGGCGGCATCACATCTATCCGTTCGCTTCGTTCCACCATCCGGCCGGGGTGCGTTCCGTGTCTTCTGTGTTCACGGAACGCACGAGATCTTGCTCATCGCGTCCAGGGCCTCCCAGACCAGTATGGTGATGAGAGTCAGGACTGCCCACAGGACCACTATCTCCTTTGTGATCTGCTTTACCTTCCTCATGGCCGCCTCCTTTCGCCTATCGATGTCAGGATCTTGCCCTCGTAAGTGATCTGGGTCACCGGCGGATTCCGATCCTCCTTCGGCAGCTGATCGTATAGCGTGGCCAACGTCTTCTTCTGGGCATCGATCGACGCTCGGATCGTTCGGATCGCGGTCCGGATCGTCCTTTCGCGCTCTGACATTGGCTTTAGTCTGTGGCGTCTACTCTGATTGCTCATAAGGCCTTGAGATCCCACCCGTTAACTTAGGTTAACGTAAGTGAACCAAGGTGAACCAAGGTGAACTCAGGTTAACTTGATAGGCCAAAAAAAATCATGGTAGCCCGCTCAGCAACTCAAACAGGATGTCCTTATGCCTGCGTATCTTGTCTTCGACCGGGTAGATCTCCAGATAGGTGTCCATGGCTTTGCTGATGAAGGTGGAGATGCCCATCCCTTGTTCTCTACATATGCTCTTGAGCGCCTCTTTCTGGGTCGGTGTCAGCTTGACTTGACTCCCTTCGGTCTTCGATTCCTGCTTCGGGGCTTCATGGTAGATGTTAATCTGCCTGATCGTGTTGCGCGTGAACAACTCAGTCTGCTCATACTTTGGCATAGCGCCCTCGCCGTTATTCGAACAGCTCTTCCACTGTCAGGCCCAGCTTGCCGGACAGCATCCGGCGGGCGGTGGGGCTGTTGCGTGTGCCGTCAATTGTCAACGTGAGAGTGGTCCGGGATATCCGGCCGGCCGTGATGTCCATCTGGTTCAGGCCGTTGAGTACCATAAGCCCGCGGCGAATGTTTGCCGGTGAGAACCTCAGCTCACGGAGAGTCGCCAGTAGGCATCGGTTGCGGTTGGGAGGGCAGGCTTGTAAATAGTTTTCGGGTTTGGTATTTTCATGAAGTTCAGATGGTTCCATGGGGTCCGTTGCCTCTTGGGTGTTTCGCGCTCCGGCGGATCGGGCGCATTGCAAATGAATTTCCGTTAACGATTTACGGGTATATACATCATAACGTGCATGTGTCAAGGGCAATATGAACGATATACTGTATTTAAAGGAAGTATTTGCGAGGGCCACAGAGGCACTGGGAATGCCACAGAAGGAGATAGCCCGGCAAGTATTTGGAGATACAGCGAATAATCTCAACAACAAGATACGCATAGGGAGCGCGCGGCTGCATGTATTGATTAAGTACGCGGCTGCCCGTGATGTTGACTTGACCTGGCTCCTCACCGGTGACGGTGGTAAACAGACGGACGAGAATGAGATGGCTGGCGAATCGTTGAAGACAATCAATAGGCTATTGGACAAGATTGACCGGTTGGAGGACGAGCTGAAAGGATACAGGAAGGTGGAAAGCCCCCGGGAGCAGGTGGATGAGAAACGGGAACTCCGAAAGCTAAAAGATCAGGTGGCACGGCAGGACCGGGAGATTGCCCAGTTGAAAGAGGCCCTCTCGTCGGAAACCCAGGGCAACGAAAAAGACGGTACCGGCGGGTAGGCAACGTGATCTACCTAAACAGTCTGTCATAGAAGAGTCGAAGTTAAGAGCAGATTCTTTTTTGTAGGTGGAGACCGCGATGTTCCATTCTGTCGACCCATGGACCATGGAGGCGCGGCAACGTCTCGCAGCAAAGTGCCTCGTGTTCGGTGTGACCAAGACACCAATTGCTACCATCGCCGCCATTGTTGCCCACTGGTGTGACTCGCCGGGTTGGATGTTCTGGGGCACCATTGCTGTGGGAGTCTTCACTTGGCTCTGTTGGCACGCAGTGAAGAACGCAAAGGATGATCTCCTGACAGGCAGAGAATCTGATCGCCGGGTCCTCAAGTACTGGTTCGTTATCACAAGCGTAATGATCCCGATCAAGTGGGGGCTCTGCATCACCACCATTGCTGTATCTGTTTTCCTTCGGACCGTGGCCCTGTGAGCGGATCCAGGAGTGAAATGGACCATGATCATCCTCACCACGACCGGCCTCGCCCCCTCGTGTTCAAGCGGCGGTGATTGTGTGTGTGCGTGAAATATCTCACAACAAGTAAATTTCTTTACAAAAGGGCTTGATTTTCAGAGTACAATGCCGATATATATGCCCAGAGCACAGCTTGAGAAGGGTGTGCTTTCTTTCGTAAAACGCAGCCCCTTGCAACATGCCGGACAACTCAATAGTGGTTCCGGTATCGACCAAGGGGCTTTTCATTTCTGCAGGGGGTGATATGCGACGAGTGGTCTTTGTTATCGATGGCTGGTTCATGCGAAAACGCATCTACAAGCTGAAATCCTTCTTCTACAACGGCGAGAACATTAGGAAGTATTGCTTTAGTCATCTTAGGGAGGGCGACACTCTCTACCGGATCTTCTACTATGACACAGAGCCATTGAACATGAAGGGCACGAACCCCATATCCAAGAAGACCGTTGACTTTCGCACTACCAAAGTGGCCGTCAAGCAGAACGCACTATTGGACTCTATCAAGCGTACGCCCAACTTTGCCCTTCGGTTAGGCCAAACAGAATGGACCATGAGGGACTGGGAGCTGAAATCCGGCGCTCTGAAAGCTCTGCTCAACAAGACCATAACCGTCGACCAGTTGACGGAAAACGATATCTCCCCGAGGATAGGTCAAAAAGCCGTCGACATGAAGATAGGGCTGGATATCGCCTTCATGGCCACGAAGGGCGTCGCCGACCTACTGATAATCATTACCGGCGATTCTGATATCGTACCTGCCCTCAAGTTCGCCAGGCGAGAAGGAATGCAAGTCGGCCTCGATTCTCTCCATAGCCCGATCAAAGCTCAACTCTCTGAACACATCGACTTCTGGAATACTAAGGTGCTGGCACCGAAGAGACAGTAACTCCATGTCCGCCTACCAACTCAAAGACGGCCGGTGGGTAGTTAACTACCGGGATCCGGACGATCCGACTCGGTGGAAGAGGGAGTACTTCGGCCGGGGACTCGAGGCGGAGAGAAAGGCCAGGAAGCGCAACGAAGAGCTGGGGTACGGGCGCGGATCCGGACGGCCGCCGCGCGTACGATCGGTCACTTTCGGCCGTGTGGCACTTGAGTACTTTGAGGCAAAGAGGGGGATCAATCAGCCTTCGACCCTGGCCGCCCTCTACCTGAAGCTCAACAGCATCATCCTTCCGGAACTGGGCGAGACACCGGTCAGTCTGCTGACGCACCGTCGCGCTGACCAATACGTGCAAAAGCGCCTCAAGACACCGGTCTACCTGTGGTACGGTCCCAAGGACGAGAACGGCCGGCTCACGCAGCGCCGGCCAAAGACCGATTCCGAGGGGAAGACGGTCACCGTGTCACGGTCGACCGTCCGCCGCGAGCTGGCCGACATCATCGCGATTGTGAACTGGGGGGTGAAGCGAGGGTATGTCAGCCACAATCCCCTGGCCGGCTACGAGAAGCCGGTGGCGAGGCCGGCGACGATCCGGCCGGTTACTGTGGAAGAAGCCGGGCGCATCCTGGCCGAGTCTCCGGGGCACCTGACGCGGGCTTTGACGATAGCCTATTACACAGGTCTGCGACCAGGTCCGGTGGAATTGTTCTCTCTATCCTGGGATAAGGTCGACTGGGAGGAGGCTGTTTTCACCGTCGTATCGGCCGCAAAGGGCGGACCCAAGACACGGCAGGTTCCGATCGGGGAGGATTTCATGGGATTGCTGCGGGGCTGGTATGCGGCAGACCGGGGAGAAGAGGTCTACATCATCCGTTACAACGGTCTGCCCGTCAGATCAGTCAAGAAGACGTATGGCAACGCAAAGCGCCGCGCCGGCATCACCCGGAGGCTGCCCCCATACAGCTTCCGCCATGCGTTTGTCACTGCGTTGCTGGCCCGATCCGGCAATCTGAAGGCGGTATCTGAGATGGCCGGCCACTCCCGGACGTCGACCACCACCATGATCTACCAGCACACGGATCTGGACCAGGCCCGAGACGCCATCTCCCGTTTGCCACCGTTACCCTCATAGCTGACAGCGGGAGAGGCCTACCCCGCCACTCAAGGGTTTACCATGAAGGAAAGTATAGTCGCGAAGGCGATTGAGGCAGGGCGCAACCTGAAGGTTAGGAGTGCCCTGAATCCTATCCTGTGGCTTTGTGCGCTTGTCACCGTACCGGGTCTAAGCATTGTCACATTCAGCAAAGATCCACCAAACTGGCTGATAGTCCTGACCTGTATGCCTGTGACCGTAGCCATTTTGGGATTCCTTTTCTTGCTGCTGTTTGACCGCGACAAACTGCAATCCGAGGACTACCAGATCAAGAAGCGGTCGTTGGAGATCATTGAGCAGAAAGGGGATGTGGCGCCGATGCTGATAGAGTCAGGAAGCTTGGAGGTCGTCCCAAATCCTGCTGCCGGTCTCCTCTCGGAAGGAGGCCAACTATGAGAAGAAGCTACCTTCTAATCTACAGCGACAAGATGGGAAGCAGAGACCAGCTCAAGAGATGCCTGAACCGGATGGAAATGGTGAAGACGTGGCGGTACGATATGCCAAACATGTTCTACATCATTTCCGAGAACTCGGCGAAGGATATTGCCAAGCAGATCAGGACACTAACCGGAGAGGAGGGAGGGTTCCTGGTCGCCGAGCTTACTGGCAATTGCGATGGTTGGTTGTTTGAAGAATCGTGGGACTTTATCAATAACAAGTCGCCTAAACCGAAGAAGTAACTATGATACAGAACACGTCAACGGTGATTAGCACCATCCGATACCACAGCCCCCGTGGTGCCAGCCCACATCCGTCGTAATCCCACTGCAGGGTGGGCCTTACAGGGGGACGCAATATTCGCAACGCTGAGGTCAGGGGTTCGATCCCCCTCATCTCCACCA